AGAACACTACATTTCTCTGGGACTATCTGGTCGTTGACGAGCCAGCCTACGCTGAGTTTCAGCTTCGTTGGACAGATGACCTTACTAAGACGACAATCATCTTGAAATCGATCCCGATCAATCTCAGGACGACTTCAATCACTGCCGCCTTCACCCCTGGGTTCAAATTCACCTATTACAATGTTGTTGCCGCCACACCGGCAACAAGCTCTGTCAGTGCCCCTAGTAACACGGTGGCCACTGAGCGGGTTGGCCGCCCACCCACCAATCTTCGTGATCAGTAACTGGCCACCGGCCAAGGAGGAAAGACATGGGTTCAAGTTCAAACCCTTTAACGTTCCCTAGTCTGGTTCCCAACCCCCTGACTGGGGTGCTCGAGGTTAAGAGCGTCCCGACCCAGGTTGGGTTTCCATTCGCAAGAACTGCTTGGTACGTTGGTACCGGGCAACAGATTGAGACGCTGGAAGAGCTGTTCAACGTGATCCAGCCAAATGATGTCGCATTCTTGGCACCGCAGCGGTTCGAGGAAACCGGCTTGGTGCTTGACAAGTCAGGGGTCTCACTGATCGGTTATGGCTTTGATCTCGGTGGTCGAGGCTCGGCCTTTATTGAGCCGGGTGGGGTGAATGACCCTGGTCTCTCAATCGAGGCTGATGACGTCACACTGATCAATGTGGGCGTCGCCGGCAAGGGCACTGCGGACTATGCCCTCCAGTTAGGGGATGAGATTGCTCGGTTCCGGGCATATCGTTGTAAACTTGAGGGCCCGGATGGTGTTGCCGTGAAGATTGTTGGGACCGGTGACATCATGTTCGATGATTGTGAGTTCTGTTGGTGTGGTGTTGGGGTCGACTTCGTCGGTGGGGTCTCCTCGTTCCCAACCCAGACGCTCATCCGTAGGTCACGTTTCCACAACATCGTCACCGCCCACCTTCGCGGGACTGGTGCAACTGGAAAGAACGTAAACACCGAGCTCATCGACAACTTCCATGACAAGGATGAGTCGGCGGTTGCCCCTACTGATTTCCTGTTGCTTGACGCGGCAGGTTCCACCGGATTGGTTAGTGGGTGCCGATTTGCCCACGCCACCAACGAGGCGGCTGTCCTGACGATTGCGGCCGGCATCATGTGGGCAGCGAACGCCACTGAGGCTGGTTGGTCTACCGCCCGTCCGGCGTAGGTCACTGGGTTCGTCACGGAGGTATTAGATGTATAGGCACACGTTTGATCCCTTCGTGGCGGACTTTGTCTCATCTGGCCTAGCGGCTGACTTTGTCAAGCAGGTGGGTCTCTGGAATAATCAGGTGCCCTTGATTGCGATCAACATCACCCCAATCGTTCTTGAACCTGGTAAGCACAGGTGGAAGACTGACACGGTGGATGGTCGTAGCTGGATCGTGAACATCTCAGGGGCCCAGTTAAAGTTGATCTCATCTGATTACTTCACGGGTGGCGAGATCATGCTCTTTACCCCGGTTAGACAACTTGTTCAGGCCATGTTGGCCATCGGCATGGGTACTACAAGGATTAAGGTGGAATTTTGATGGGGGTTAACCGTGCTTGAATTTATCGGTAGTCTGCTCCTAACACCAGGCGTGCCAATTCGACTGGTGGTCGCCTTTCCGCTCATCGCGGGCCAGCGGTATGATACGATCATCATCTCACAACGTCGGGTGAATGCTGGCTTTATCTTTGTGGGTGATAAGGCAATGACCGGTGAGGTCACCATGATGGTGGCGGTCCCACCGGCAAGCGCAACGTCATGTCCGTTTGCCGAGATTGATCTTTCAGTGGTGAATCGGTCTAACCCAGTCATCATCGAGACAATCACGGTGGATGGCTCCGCCGCGGAGACCATCCAAATTTCTGGCCTTAAGGCTTGACGAGGTGATTTATGGGTGTTGAGATTGGTGGTTTGGGCGGTAATGAAGGAGGTGTTTCATTGTTACAAAAGGCTGAAATTATACTAACCGATGCCCAGATCAAGGCACTGCCGACTATTCCGGTTGAGATAGTCCCACCTCCAGGCGCGAATAAGGTCATACAGCTCGTCGGATGCACGTTTTCTTATAATACCTCAGCCGGAGCTTACACGCTTCCTGGAACGCCTGGAAACATTCTGGTTGCCATAAATATTCCACCTGGAACTGCAAGTCTGGGGGTTGGTTATAACACGACAGGCACATTGGACACAACAACACCTCAATTGAGATCGAGTTTCTGGGGAGCTACATTCATCGATATCGCTCAAAATGCTTTCCCTAGCCAAGCTGAAGTAGTGAATAAAAATCTTGGGGTTTATTCAGATGCCTCAGCGGATTTCACTGGCGGCAACGCGGCCAACACGCTGAAGGTGACCGTGTACTACACGATTGTGGAGCTATAATGATTCGAGCCATTCCCATCAAGGGTATAAGCGAGGAACGCGAGCGTGAATTGAAGCACTACGTTCGGACGAACCTTGATCTAGCGATCCGTGGGACTCAGACACTTTTCACGGAGCATGTCCCGCGCTGGCGTAAGATCTACAACGGGGAGCCCTTTGAGCAGGTGAAGAGCTTCCCATGGCACCGAGCTAGTAACTTCGTGGTTCAGTTGGTGGGCATCCACACTGACACCCTCGTGGCGCGCATCCTCTCACTTATCTTTAAGACCGATCCGCTGTTTACATTTACCGCGTTTGGTGAACTTCCAGAACACATTAAGAAGGACCTGGAAGATTTCATGAAGCACACCGCGTTGGACGAGTCTGAGCTTGCATTGTACCAAACGATCAAGGATTGGTTATTCGATATCGTTAAGTTGGGCTCGTCGGTGGCCAAGGTGCCCTACGTTACTGACCACACCATCGTGGTTGAGCCCTCGTCAACGCCGAATGAGATCTCAGAAAGGGAGGTGGTGCGCTACGACGGACCCAAACCGATGAAGACGTTGTTCACGGACTTCTTGATGTGGCCTCTGGGGGTGCAGGACTTTAAGGATGCGATCATGAAGGTACACCGGGTTCGCCTCCATAAGGAGACCGCGCTCCTACGCGCATACCAGGGGTTCTATGATCTCGACGTGATCAAACGATTGTACACAAGACCTGACCTCAGCAATCGAACCAATATTGAGGTTAAGCAGGAGGAGAACACCGGCATCGTCTCATTGCCGGCAGATCGGTTGACGTTCTATGAGTGCTGGATTGATAAGTACCCACTGGTTGATGGTAGGTACTACTCATTATGCGTCACCTATCATATTGAGTCGGACAGCTTCGTCAGAAAGATCTATAACCCGTATAATACTGGCGATGATCTCTCAGATGTGTTTATCGGATGCAAGCTGTTCCCACGTGATGACATGTGGCATGGTCGTGGATTCGCGGAACTGCTTGAGCAATCGCAGGAGGAGGCAAGCACGATTCATAACCAGCGGCGTGATCGAGCCACCGCGGCCAACACCAATGTCATCGTGGCCCGTAAGGATTCAATGTTGGACCTTAGCTTCCCACTATTTCCCAATAAACCACTGTTTGTCGACAGCCTGGATGATATCCGGGTAGAACAGATGGGCCGTGAATCAACCTTTGAATTTGAGGAGGAGCGCGTTGCACTTGATCTTGCGGAGAGAAGGTCAGGTGTCAGCCCGCCGATGATCGGCTACGGTGCAGGGGCGATGGGAGGAAAGCGTGGGGTCTATTCCGCCTCAGGTACGCTATCCATGCTTCAAGAGGGTAACATGCGAACAGATCTCAACATTATGGATCTGCGCGCGGCAGTTACCAGGGTAGGTCGTCTTGCTCTAAAGTCATACGCGCTCGGGGGCGTGCATGAGCGTCTTCGTCAGAAGTTTGATCCAGCGCGGATGATTCGGATTGCGCGGAGCATTGCGATGTACAACCAGCTGCAGATGGACTTGACCTGCAGCAACGCGTCGGTGAATCGTGAGGTCGAACGTCAGCATGCCACCATGCTTGCTCAAACGATGACCACGTACTATACACAATCCATTGAGTTGGTCAAGATGATTATGACCATCAAGGACCCGACGCTCAAGAACTATCTCATGAGCATCTATAAAGGGAGCAAGGTCCTCTTCCACAATATTTTGAAGAGCTTTGATAATGGAGACACCGAACGCATCCTCCCAAGACTCGAGTTACCAGGAGCTGATGTCCCAGCTGGAGCCCCTGGCCAAGGAGTTTCTGGCCAACCAGGACAGGTTGTCCCTTTTGCTCAACAGTCAGGAATGGCTCCTGTTCCTCCGCCTCCTGGGGCACCTGGAGAGCAGGTCCCGCCGGACGTTGGAGCGATCCCACCTTCGGCCTGAGATCTTTAAGGCACAAGGCGCATTACAGGTGATTAGAGAGGTTAAGGGATTTAAGGAGAACCTCAGAAAGTTAATGGAGAACTTCAAGATAGCTCTTGAAGAGAAGGACCAATCTAGAAGACCGGAGGTAGTATACGATGAAGAACTTGAGGCTTTACAACGCGAATCCGCCAAATATGCCGCAGGGCTCCCCACCAGCGGCGACAAACCCAGCGGCCCCAACACCGGCCGCCCCAGCAGTACCCGCAGCAGAGACGGAGGAGCAGAAGAAGATTAAACTGTTAGAGACTCAGAACCGGGAATATCAGGCCACTAACAGTGCGCTTCTGAACAAGGTTGCGCAACTGACCCCTGCTAAGCCGGTCAATCAACCGGCAACCCCACCGAATCCGGCAGATCAGCGCAGCAAGTGGTGGACGGACCCAGATGCCGCCTTTGCTGAGAGGGCCGCGCCACTGGTGCAGGCCACGACCCAGACGCAGGTTTACCTGATCAAAGAGCAGATGAAGGTCAAGTACGCAAGTGAATTCAAGAAGTGGGGTACCGAGATTGATGAGCTTGCCAACCCACTGAATCCGATGTATCTCATGGACCCAGCGACGTGGGAGATCATCATTGAGCGCGTGCGTGGGCGTCATGTGCAGGATTACGCAAGGGACCCCTCTATGGTTCCAGGGTATTCTGAGTCATCCAGCCCGAGCGACCCGCCCGCGCCAAAGACGGCGCAACAGCAGCTCTCTGACCGGGAGCTCAAGATCGCAAAACAGCTTGGTGTTACGCCAGAGAAGTATCTGGCTCAAAAATCTAAGATGACCGTGGGGGTGTAAATTGGCTGAAGACAAAAATAAAGTTGAGGAACTGGCGCCAGAGGGCCCGGTTCAAAAGTATTTCACTCCTCGTTCGGAGCTTGAGTTTCTGACAGACGAGAACATCATTGCTGAGGACCTCATGCCTCCAGCGACCTTTGATGTACGATATCTGGTACCTGGGATCAGATGTCGTTGGGTCAACTGGAAGGCGAAAGAGGGCGCGATGATGTATGGTGCCCAGGCAGAGGGCTATCAGTTTGCGAATAAGAATGATGTTGAGTGCACGATCAAGCCGAATAAGGAAGGTAAGTTCTTAAACGGTGACGTTGTGCTGATGAAGATCTCTGAGGCTCGATATGCTTCAGCGATGAAGGCCCTAGTCCTCCGTACCAAGATGGCGGCTGGTCAGACCGCAGAAGCTGCCATGGAGGAGATGAAGGGGCTGATGAAGCGGTCAGGCGGGCACCTTACCCCCTTTGCGCCCGACCAGGCGCAACTTGATCGGCTAATCGATGCCAATCAAGCGGTAACTCATACAGTTACCAGATCTTAGTGAAAGGAGACCACTCTCATGGCGGGTAAAGCCGTACCTATCGTGGTAGCAAGAACCACCACTGATAGTCAGCCATCCATCCGTCGTTATCAAGAGAAGGCAGCTCAAACATTCAAGTTTGGGACCCCTGTCTTTCGAGATAATGCCGTTGATGGCGGGGTTGCAGAATGGTCGGGGGTAGTGGCAACTAGCAAGGTTGCTGGGATTGCCATTGAGCCCGCCTCCAATCTGACCACCGTGGGCGTCAAGGAGACCTTGACGTTCGGGGAGGTTCAAAACCAACCCTTAGCAGTAAATATCCCTCGCGGGGCGCCCATCAACGATGGGTCGATCGGTGTTCAGCTTGCTGACAACACCACCGAATTCCAGGCCCAAGTGCTGGATACGGTCGCTGCCTTGGAGACGGACGTGGGTAAGTCCTACGGCCTGACTAAGGATTCCAACGGGTACTGGTACATCGACAAAACGAAAACAGACAGCATCGTAGTGACCGGGGTTTATGCCGGTGATGCTGGTCGCAACGGTGGGCGGGAGTTTTTCCGATTCCTCGATGCGGCCGCCCAGATGGGAGGTGCATAGTACTATGATGACACGCGGAAACTATGCCCAGCTGATGGCGCCTGGTATCCATGAGTTGATGGACCAGCAGACTCAGCTGGAAGCAAGGGACTCGGAGTACGACAAGATCTTTAATACTCCGACGTCTGACAAGGCCTTCGAGGACGATGTTGAGTTCGCTGGCCTTGGCCCGATGACTACCAAGCCAGAGGGTCAACCGATCAACTACGACGACGTGATCCAGGGCGGTTCGTATCGTTATACCCACTCGACGTTTGGGCAGGGTGTGCGGTACTCATTTGAGCTTTTGGAAGATGATCAGTATGGCATCATCCAAAAAGTTCCGATGAACTTTGCCCGCACGGCGATGCACACCAAGGAGACCAACGCCTGGAACGTCTTTAACCTTGGGTTCACCACGCAGATCACGGTGGACGGTGTTTCTTTGTTCAATGCGGCACATCCACTCCTGGGTGGTCTGCCTGCGACGGTGGCCGTTCCAGCATCGATAGTTGGTGTTGGTGTCTATACTCAGGGCACCTACCCCAATCGTCCTGGGACCGACATTGATCTGAGCTACTCTGGTCTGCAGTTGATGATCAACCAGTGTGAGCGCATGATCGATGGTCGTGGTTTGTTGGTGAAGGCAATGATGACCACCATCGTGGTTCCTCCGGAATTGCGGTGGGTTATTGAGGAGATTCTGGGTTCCGAGTGGAAGCCGTACACCGCGGAGAACACGGTCAATGTCGTCAATAACAAGGGTCTGTCACCCTTCATTGGTCGGTACCTGACGTCAACGAAGGCCTGGTTTGGTCTTGCGGAGAAGTCTCGCCACAAGTTGAACCACTTCGATCGTCATCCGCTCGATGAGGACTTTGCCGACGACTTCGACACCAGGTCACTGAAGCACGTTGCATTCTACCGTTCTTCAGACGGCGCATCTAACTGGCCAGGAACCTGGGGATCCGCAGGGACCTAAACCCTTAGGGTGGTAGGCAACTGCCACCCTTACTTTAAGGAGAATGCTTATGGCAAAGAACTATGGTAAGAGGCTCCCATTTAGACCGGGGGAGATCATCATGCACGAGGGCAACCCTGCCATTGTGCTTTCAAATGACGGGAAGTGTGCAAAGTTGCATATCTTTCCGGTACATTCAGCCAATGCCCAGATTACGGCTGAAGAACCTGAACCGCCCAAAGAGGAGTAGAGTATGGTGAACCAGATTGGCCCGCGGCATTTCCTGATCGACACACCGGGTGCCACGCCGCTGTGGTTAGCCTGGTTAAAGGTCGTCAGCATCACTTGGACTGGCGCTACCACCGCCGGTCATCAAGCAATTATCACCAACGCCTCAGGTACTCGCACCATCTTTGATGCTAAGGCCTCTGAGGCTAATGATTTTGAGTCAGCGGTTTACGACCCAGGTTGGGTTGATGGTCTTGTTGTTCCAACCCTCCAAAGTGGTAAGCTGATGATTATCTGCTCATAATAGGAGGCGATCTATGAATAAGAAGAAGCCTGGGGTGAACAAGGGACCCAGGGCGGGTGGAAAGAAGGGCTCAGACACCAAGAAGACCACGAAGAAGTCGGAGTACGGGGGTTACTAACATGCCTTACAGGGCTGGGGCGATCGGCGTTCCGTGGCACAATTGTGATCGATGTGGCATCATGACGAGGACCTCTCAGTTGGTCTTCCAGAATGGTATGTTCTTATGTACTACTCGTGGTTGTGTGGACAATCCTGAGGGGTTCAATCGGTATGAGCGCATTGCTGAGACCTTAAGCGATGGGAAGACGGAGCCCCAACACTGGTTAGAGAACCGTGTTCTAAACGATGGTTTGGATGGCCTGAATGACTAGGTGATCTATGCCAACTAAGAAGAGTACCTCAAAAAAAGCATTCTCTGAGAATGTGGCGGCTGAGATGCATGCTGGTAAGCCACAAAAGCAGGCGGTAGCGATCGCGTACTCAATCCAGCGTGAGGCAAGAAAGCACTCACGGCCCAACGCGCCAAAGAAGAAGGGTTAGAACATGCCATTTAGTCAGCCATGGAATGAGAACGATCCAGCGGATACTGATCTTGCGAGCCAGCTCGGTGATGACATCCGGGACTTTAAGCTGCAGATTCGTGAGCGGATTGATCTTGAACATTTCTTTCCGATCACGGATGCTCCAACGACTGGATATCACCGTCAGGGTTCAGCGAGACCGTTCTATCAGGGTGCTCCACCTGCTAATAACCCTGATGCGCCTGGCGCTCTTTGGATTAACTCAACTACTGGTGCCGTGTCCCGGGATAACGGGGCTACATGGGATGACGTCTCCTTTGGTGTGCCGCAGGGCGGTATCATCATGTGGTCAGGCCTTATTGCCGATATCCCGGATGGCTATAAGCTTTGTGACGGGACGGCAGGTACGCCTGACCTTCGTGACCGATTTGTTCGTGGTGCAGCGGCAGGTGTAGATCCTGGAGTCATTGCAGGCTCAGACACCCATGCACACGTGATGGGGCCCATGACCCCCGCATCTACCGTGGTGACGGTGGATGTGACAGTACCGACTGTAAACGTGGCCACCGCGGCACATAACCACACTGACTTCTCGGACAATCAGCCCAATATCCCGGTCTACTTTGCCCTCGCGTTTATCATGAAGGCTTAACATGCACTACAATGGTTGGTTCAAGATTACCACCAAGAAGGGCACTTGGATTGTTAAGAACCAAGAGACGGACGTCCTGCGCCGGTTGTCTGTGTCTGCTTGGAATGGCGTTCCTTTAAGCGCCTTTAATTATCTCGCGATTGGGACTGATGATACGATCCCGGCTCGCACGCAGACAGCATTGTTTGCTGAGGTTCTTCGGTTCCTTGCAACGGCAGTTATTGAGACAACCCAGGTGACGGCAGACACACTACATCTGACGGTCCA